AACAATGGAAGCGCAAGTGAACACAATCACTATCAACGGTATCGAGTATGTCAAAGCCGATCAAGTTAAACAGCAAATTAAAGGATCGCGAGCCGTCGTGGTCGTGGATCGAGGATGGATTTTTGCCGGGGATGTGACTCGTGAAAATGGACGCATCAAATTAGATCGAGCTGTACACGTATTCCGCTGGGAAAGTATTGGATTCGACGGAGTAATTGCAAATCCAAAATCGCCCAAATTGACACTTAAGCCAATGCCGAATGGCGTTGATATCCCAGAGGGCGCCGAGATTTTCTGCGTGCCCGTGTCAGACGACTGGGGTGCCTGATGTTTAAACCAATAGGCTACGGCGGCGGCGGCGTCAAAGGCGTCGACGGATACGGCTACGGCTACGGCGACGGATACGGCGCCGACTACGGCTACGGCAACGGCTACGGCGCCGGCTACGGCTACGGCAACGGCTACGGCAACGGCTACAGCAACGGCTACAGCAACGGCTACGGCTACGGCTACGGCTACGGCTACAGCAACGGCTACGGCAACGGCTACGGCTACGGCAACGTCTACGGCGACGGCTATGGCGACGGATACGGCTACGGCAACGTCTACGGCGGCGGCAACGGCGACGGATACGGCTACGGCGACGGCTGCGGCAACTTCTACGGCAACGGCTACGGCAACGGCAACGGTAATGTGAGCTGTAATTTAAGGACCCGAGGCAGAAATGACACGCGATGAAATCATTCGCATGGCGCGGGAGGCTGGGTGGCCGAGCATGGCATTGGACAACTTGCCCGGCACCGGAGACATGCACCGACTTGAACGCTTCGCCGCCCTTGTCGCCGCTGCCGAGCGTGAAGCGTGTGCGAAGGTGTGTGACGACATTGACGTTGAATATGAAGGCGAAGATGTATTGGCAACTTGGTGCGCCGCCGCAATCCGAGCAAGGGGTAAAGCATGACCCCGTTCATCCGAGAATCCGTAAAGATGTTTGCATCAGCCGGGGTCGATCCTACCGAGCTTGCATGGTTTGATGTTTCGGCGGTCCTAAATGCTCGCGGCGATGATGAGTACAAGCAAAACGACTGGCTAATCGACTACCGCCCGCCGTTTGATCGCAACATCATCATCGGCAAGGCAACGCGCAACGGTAAGACATATGAGCTATTTGTGACCGTGGTTGGGTCCGATCCGCACGAAGGCATCGTGTTTAACTCGTGGGTCAGTACAAACGGCGGAAAGCCAAAGTCCAGCCCTTTGTATTTGTATTGCGTAGACGGTAGCGTCGTTCGGCACGGGCCATGCAAGGGCGAGGAAACAATGAACGAGCACGATGTTAGGTGGTCGCTTGGATTGATTGCGCTGTGGTACGAGAGTCTTTCAAAACAAGCCACCCTGGCGCACGTGCCATCAATTAAGCGCGGCCTAACGTCTGATCGGCTGATCAAGAAAGGCCAGCCGCCGCTTTATGACTGGCGCACAGTGGTTGTTCATCCGATCCAGCCAGTCAAACGAGAGCACCTGGGCGGTACACACGCATCGCCGCGCCAACACGACCGACGCGGGCATATGCGCAGGCTACCGGGGGGCAAGCAGGTATGGGTTAAGCCGTGCCGGGTGGGTGACGCATCGCGCGGCACCGTGTTCCACGACTATGAGGTGAGAGCATGACCATCCCGAGCTAGTCCTCGATATGGTCAAAGATAGCCTGATGGTCATAGACACGGTTAGGCATTGTCAACTTGTAAGCAATACTTAAGAGTTCAAAAATGATCAACGTTTTCTACCGCTACAACGCCCCGCCGTGTGCTGAGCCTAAATTGCATTGTCAGACTGTGCCAATCAAAGAGGCCGCCCCACTGCTCGATGCGCTCAAGCCGATTGCGTCGGAGATTCTGGTCGAGCACGTCACGCTCGACAAACTGCGCAACGTGACGCGGCCAGCCCCGACACACAACGCGGTGCGGATTAAATAACGAGGATCGAGATGGACGTACCGCACCGAGCCTTTCGCCTGACGATGGCGCTGGAGGCCGACACCCGCGACGACTTGGCCTGGGCGCTGCGCAACCTGGCCGACCGCGTTGACCGTGAGCAAGTGACCGTTGGTGTTTGGGGGTCGCCCAGCGACGGCGCGATCTACGAACTTCTGGCGGACCCCGCGATGACCCACGACAGCTACCACGCGTCGCTGCGGGAGTACCTAGCGGAGCGTGCAACCAGCACCGCCCAAACTTGAAAGAGATCGAGATGGACACTAATCACAACGCACCCACGGTTGGCAGCTTGTGGAGACCGCACGCGTGTCGTTCGACAATCTGCGCAACGTGACTCGACCAGCACCAACCGAAAACGCAGTGCGGATTAAGTAACCCAACCGGAGCGCAAAAATGAGGCAATCCCGCACCGACATTTCGGAGATCGCTGCCGACATAGTGTCAGCAGTTGATCGACTGCGACCAATAGCAGCGCAAACCGACGAGAGAGCTTGGGCCGAGATTGAAACCTTTATAGCAATTGCGTTAAAAGTATTCTCAAAGACAAACCCGTCAAAACTACGCGACGCAGCGAGAACTATAGAGATTCAAGCAAGGCTAAAGAATGTTGAATGTCTTGATTAGTAAATCAATCAAGCTTTTGAAGGCGTTTAGTCAAGTTAAAAACCCTTGACAAAAACGCCTTCAATTTTTTCATCTTATTTATCTAACTGGCGCTTGTCGTATACAGACCACCCGAACCCGATGATCGTTGATACAGCGCCAATAACACCGTCCAAAGTCTCCCCATCAACCCCGTATTTAGCAGCGAACACACCACCCAACCCAGTCAGCACGTGACGGACAAGGCTTGCAATAATTACTGGATTCATATGACCACCCTATACAAAAGACGCCGCGCTATAAGTTACAGACCCGTTTTTATCTCTTCGCGCTTGCAAATGTTGGCGGCGTGGCTTAATGGTTTTATTAGTAATTGACAGATGCACCCAAGATTTGAACTCGTCAATGATTTGATCAAAGTGCGGGATGACAAGAGCCGCACGTTTGCACACGTCATAGACTGACATCCCCGGCACAGATAAGTCAACAGCTAACCCAACCATGTGAGCGCTGCTCATTGATCCGCCAATAGCTTTATTAAGCGCTGGTGAACGGTATCCACTAGACACAATGATTGGGGCGTTGACGATGGCTCTCAACGGCTCTAAGTAATCAAGGCAAAGACGCTCTAAGTTTGCAATCACATCGACGTTAGGGAGGTTGTTTATACCGTGCCTTGTCGCATACTGTGATGCAATCATCTCATCAAGCGTGAAGTGCTTTGATAGTCTCATTTTGTCAATTTGATTGAGTTTTTGGCATTAAGTCTTGCTTCAAGTAAAGCAATATGTAGCTGCTGCTCCACGCGCTTTAAGGTCTCCAATAACTCAGACCGCATTACAGCCTGCTCCCTGACAAGCTTGACTTCCTGTCTTAAGTCTGCGATCTGCTCTTGATGGCTCTCAAGACTTGCTGTAATCCTTGCCACACTCTGCCACATTGCAACAGATGTTGCGATGACTGACAAGGTAAGAGCGACAAAAAGACCGGGTAAAACCTTCTCGACAAACCATGTCCACGGTCCGCACGCTACCGGCTTTTCTTGTTGTTTAGTTACCATACCGACCACCTGACAGAGTAAGCAAATCTTCTGGTGTAATACGTCGTTTCGGCATTTCTCCGGTCAAAGCAAACCAGCACCACTCGTAACAGTAAAACCATTCAGACATTGACACTCGCCACGGGACTATAAAAGCCAACAACGAAATCCAGTCGTATTTTGCACCGTATGACCTGAAAAACCGCAGAAGGACGACATTTCGATTTACTGGGACATGAAACAAGTCCCATCCCTCTGGGTTGAAATCTTCGCAATTCAACTGATTTTTGAATGTGGCGTGATACAAAACTCCGTCAACAACTATCCCGCCATGCGGGTATCGTGTCATCAAGCGAAGCCGAGTGAGCCTAGAGAATAACTTCGGGAAAAATCCCTTTGGGTCCGTCTTTCTCAGAGCAAGCAACGCAAACGAAGATATATCCTCATCCGCCATAAAAACAACCCCCAAGTATTCGAAAGCACTATTCGCGCATGCACGAACGATAACGCATGTTTGTTACTGCGCGCTAGTGCCTTTCGGCGCTTTTACAGCACAAAAGAGTGGCTCAAGACCATCTTCCATCGCTAAGAAAAAACCCAAGAACGGCGGAAAGCCCAGATATAACGCTCATTCCAAACCAAAACCCGCCTTTGCTCTTGTTTGCCAACGCTAACAGTTCGTCAATACTGCGCTCTAGCTTGTCCATTTTTTTATCCATCTCTTGGACTCGCTGCCATAGAGCACCGTATTTAACTAGGTCAATCTCGTTACTTTTAAAGTCCATTTGATCGGCCATTATTGATTGATTTAGCGAGGCAAGCGATGACGCCCAGGGCGAAGTGCAGGAGCTTGTCGTTTGTCACTCAACGGCCCAGCCTTTCAGATTGATGTGCGCCAAGGGCGAGTTTGTTGAGGTCAGCGCCCTGCAATTTTTAGTTTAATCTAATGCTTTCTCCGTCAGGCGGCAAGGAATCGGATATTGTCCAGAGACACGAAGGCCCGCGGCGAGGCGGCCGAGCCGTACATGAAGTAAACCCGGCCCGAGGTGTCGATGTAAATAACGGCATGTGCCGCCAAGCTATTGGAATTGCTCACGACGAAGTTCCGATCCTTCGCCGGTCTGTATCCAGCCGGCAAGGTGAAGATCGTCGAAGTGTTCCCGGCCCCGCTGGCGACGACGCCGGACAAGGTGACGTAGCCATCAGCAGACTTCGAGAACGAAGCCAGTTCAAACGTCGATCCGAAGCTAACCCACGAGTCCTGGAAGGCGACATAGGTTGCGACCCCTCCGCTCGTGTAGGCCGTGAACCCGGTGGAATTCACGTAGGCGCCCGCGCTCAGGATATAGACGTTCGTGCCGTCCAGCGGCTCGACGGTGTAGGTGTTGCCGTTGAGCTGGGTCATGCCGACCACGCCAGAAATGGTGATGCTGTCACCCCACTCCAAGCCATGTCCAGGGATCGTCACGATGCACTTGGCCGCCTGGCTGGCCCCGGTAATCGTGATGCCTCCCACTCGTTTCATGGCGGGCTTTTGCGTGGACTCCGGCAGGCTCACGTAGCCGTTCACCGTCTCGGCGCGCATGTTGTGCTTGATCGTGGTGGCGCTCAGATCCACAAAGCTGCCGCCGCTGGCAGTGTCGAAAAACGCCACGCCATCGAGCACGTTGTAAGAGGCAGCGGCCTCGATGCGAATGGTCTTGATCTGGCAATCTCGGATGACGTTGCGCGCGCCAAAGATCTGCAGTCCATGGCCAGCCGTCCCGCCCGTGCAGTTGTAGAGGAACGTGGCCGCGCCGCCCAGGTAGAAGTCGCGACCGCCGTTTTCCTCACAGAACACGTTGAAGAGCACATTGCGCAGCGACTCCGGGCCCTCGGAGTAGCCCGAGCCGCCGTTGCCCTCAGTGGTGCCTCCCAAGAACAGGTTGTACTGCGAGCCGTTGCCGACGATGCCGTCTCCGCTCACACCCTCAATGATCGGGTTGATGAACGTGCAGTCGGTCGTGTACTCGCCCGCGTTGCGCTTGTTGATCTGGATGCCATTGACTGGCCGCGTGACCCAAGGCCTGGTGTTGATCGAGCACTCGACCCGGAATTCAGAGCACACAGCGAAGTCGACCCGGAATGCCGTCGAGAGGGCCGCATTGCACGCGAAGTCCAGCCGCCCATGGTGCCAGGCGCGGGCATAGACCGCGACGGTGCCGTTCGGGGCTTGGATCAAAGGCGGGCAGCCCCAACCGAACGATCCGTAATAGTTGCCGCCGCTCGTGCCAGCGTCGAGGGTAACGGCAAAACCAGTGCCGGTGTAGCGCAGCGTCACCCCAGCGTCGAACGTAACGCGCTCAAAGCTCTGACCAAAATCTATGGTCGTTCCGAAAGCGTATGTTCCAGTTGGAAAATGAAGCGTTGCGCCAAGCGCTCTCGCCGCATCTCGCGCTGCGACAATTGCAGCGGTGTCATCAGCAACACCGTCACCAACAGCACCGAATGGGCTGTCTTTTACCGATACGGTGTCGCTTGCACGGTTAGCTAGGTTGCGCGCTCTTGTCATGATTTGTCCTTAAATAATCGCGGCGACTGTTGATATGGTTTCACGAAATCTATGGGGATACTTGGATGCTTTTGCGCTTTTAAAGTCCATTTGATCGGTGTTTATGGCGAGATTAATAAGATTGCGGCAAATGTTTGATTACGAAATCACGGCGTGTAGCTCGTATACACCGGGACGTAACCATAGAAGGCATTGGCTTCGTCGTAGATCGGCAAAACACCTTTAACTGTTGCTACTGCGCTTGCCGTCACTCGCCCTGCGGTTGACAAGTATCCGTCGTTTCGCATCGCAAACACTGTTGATCCAGAGTTGTTGAGAACCTTGACCACGCGAAGGCTCGCACTGCTACCTAGCGTCTGTCGGAACGTCACCGCCTCGTCGTCGTAGTTGATCTCCCCGTATGAGTTCACGCCGTCTGTGTAGGTGAACTTCACTGCACCCTGCACGGACAAGTCTTTCAGCGTGTGCAAGTTGCCAAAAACGATGGTGTTGTTGCGCGATGGGAGGTAGAACGCGGCAGAAGGCGAGCCCGACCCGTAGCAGATGAACGTGCAGGAATTAGCCACGTTGCCGCCAGCGTCGATCTCCACAATGTCGCCAGACACTGATGTGCCACGCAGCCCCAATTCAAACCGGCTGTTCAACGAAGAAGCACTTAACCCACTGCTGCCTGTTGATATGCCGCCGATCTGTGCAATCGACGCGCACTCACCTTTGTTCCCGGTGATCGTGACGTTGCAGTTGTGCGCGTAAGCAGCAAGCAGCCCAACCACTTTAGCCACGGTGTCCGCAGCAAACCATTTCACGCCCGCGTAGTTCAGGATGCGCTGCGCCCGTGTCTTGGTGGTGATGACCTGGCACTCCACATCAACACCGTGGGCACGGCCCAGAGTCACATCCGTCATGCAGTTGATCGCTTGCGCCTTAACTCGAACGCCCATGCTCCAGTTGGCCGGAATCGCGCCAGTGGCAGCACCTGCGGAAACGATCACCGCTTCGCGGCAATCCTCAGCCACGATGTCAACGTCAACGCTAGTGTCCATCGTAGATGCGGCCACCAGATCAAGCTCAAAGCCGAACCCGTACACGCACCCCTTGGCGAAGATGTTGGTGGCTTTTAGCGTGCCGCACACCACCGTCTGCCCAGAAGCCGGCGTCTGGATGGTCAAAGCTTTGCCGCCGTCTACATAAGTTGTCTTGTCCAGCGACGGCAGGTTCTCGCACCAGATGTGATCGAGCGTGATGTTGTCGTAGCCGCCTGTGACCGACACGCCGTTGCTGCCAGCGCCGGAACCGCTGATCGTTGCAGTCAGGTACAAGTTGCGTATGTGGAGGTTCTTTGCACCGTTTAATTGGATGACATCACCGCCATTTATCGTGTCGGTGCGAAGGATAGTCGTCGGCCCATCCCCAAAGATCGTGATGTTTTTGCAGTCCAGCAAAGATGTCGGAGGCAAACCGTTAATTCGCCCAAAAGGAAAATTATTTTCGCTTGTGATCCGGTAAATGCCCGATGGAAAGTACAGGTCTTTTCCGTTTGCAAGGCAATGCTGCCACGCAGCTTCCACTGCCTGATAACAGTTGGTCGTGCCTGTGTTGTCAGCACCAAAACGCGTAACGCTTACCGTCTCACGCAACACGGTTTGCACATCCGTGGCGACCGCGCCAGCGCCAGCCGGAACATATGCAACAGCCGCCGCGCCCAAGCTTGACGGGTTAATCGGTGTCGCAGTCACAAACTGAAGTACATCGCCAACAGTAGCACCGATTAATAACGTCACGACCGTTGCGCTTGTTTCGGTGTAATCCTGAGCCACTACTAATCTTGCCCCGTTGTGATACACGGCAAGACTCTGATTACCGGGAGTGTACGCAGTGGACAAGTTAAATACTGTTTGTCCAGATGTTGCGATAACCGTCTGCGTAGAAAATTGGATGTTAACTTCTGCGGTCGTCTGACCTTCAGACAAAAGCTTGCTATACACCAAGCGCAGATTTTTGTCCCTAACAGTCAGAGAGTAGTCTGTAGTGACGTATACATTTGCAGGAGACCCGTTGCGTACCGCAAAACCTCCAGAAGTCCGGATCGGCTGAGCGGCAGGAACAAGGTACGCAGAATCCCAGTAGACAGTTATTGGGTTAGTTTCCGGGTTCTGATTGGCAGCTCCGAAATACAAATATCCGTTTTCGAGCGGAGACCCATCAACATCGAAATATGACGGATAAGGGGGGTTCGAAATAACGCTCATTGATTTGTCCTGTTTCCAGCGAATCGTACAACTTCCCGGCTAGTGCTTGGCGTATTAGACCTGCGCCGCAAGATTTGCTCCATAGCCTTGATGGCGTTTTCTTCGTTGATGCCACGGGCGCGCTCTAGGCCCATTGCAGCCAAGTTAATCGCACGCTCTGTAAGCCCACCGCCGCCTCTAGCCGCTTCTTTTGCCGCTGTGAGTCCACTCTTTGCAGCCTGCTCCATCTGGCCTTTAAGTGACGTATCGGCAGCCGCACCAAACATGCGATCCAGTTCGTTGGCAAATATGACCTGGTTAACGATGTCGTCGTTGAACTTGGCGCCGTATTTAGCCGCTGTCTCGTTGGCCTTGCCTAGCGCGCTGATCATATTGGCGCGACTTGCATAGTTGCTGGTGAGTTTCCGCGCTGCCGTCCCGAGTGCCTTAGCCGCGTTTTCGTCGTTAAAATTAACACTCGTGCCCACTGCTTTCTGAATGTCAGCTAGAGCATCTGTAGTGTCCTCAAACCTAGCATTTGCTGCCTTGTAGTCGGGATTAATATCGCCAATCGTGCTATTTAGGTTCTTCCGCAAACGTTTAACAACGCGTTCTGCCTGAGCCGTTAAAGGGTTGGCAAGTGGTTTCTTGCCATATTGCACTTGGCTGTCAATAAAGCGCTTGGCTGTATGTACTTTAAAGGCATCTGGCGATTCAGTTGCGCTTAGTCTCTTGAGCACAATGTCTAGTAATTCTTGGCCAGCCTTATCCCCTTCAATTTCCGAACCTTGCAACACAGCCTTGGCTAAGCCTTTATTATCAAACTCAACACGGACGCCTATTTCTGCTAGGTCTGACAAAAACTGATTCATAGCAGGCTGCACGTCAACTCGAGCGCCTTTTAACTGCTCTTTCGCAACGCGACCTAGCATCTCACCGGCTGATGTGCGCTGTGAACTCAGAGCAGAGATTCTGTTCTCGATGCTTTCACCCAATACGTCTGCCGGACGGTTAATTGCCCTAAATTTTTCATTCTTTTTGCCAAGTTTGTAAATGTTAAGCATCTTGGTCATTGCTTGCCGGTCTCTATCAGTTGCCGCCTTAACCGCTGCAATAACGCCATCCTTCCACCCTTGTTTTATGGTTTCTGATGCGTCACTGTCTGGCAGTACTTGCTTGCCGCTGAGCCGGTAATTGACAACATCGACCGATGCCGGGTCGTTGACTAGAGTTTCTCTAATTTGTGCTGTTTTTGCTGGCCTTGCCTTTTCTTTTAATGGGGCGCCAATTATTTGTAATGATTCCTTAACGCTTGGCTCTTTTGGCCTTAAAAGGACTTGACCATCTGCCGTTTGCAAAGTGGCTGCTCTGATATCTGACCCTTTTGGTGACAATGCTCTTGCCGCAGCTCCAAGACCTTCTTTTGCCAACCCCGGAACAGATGGCGCAATTCCGCCGACCAGGCCGGCAGCAAGCTGCTCACCTGGACTTGCTCCCATCTCTGCGGCTATCTGTGCAGCCCCTCCAGCCGTCCCACCGCTTATAGTCTGCAATGCGGGAGACGTACCAAAAAACCGGCCTACTTTTTGAAGTGCATCTGATCTTAGACTAGCCAGTTGCTGTATAGCTTTACCACCCGCCGCTATGCCGGCCGATCCGGCAGCACCACCTGCGATTGACTGCACGATGCGCTCTGCCTCTGTGTCGGCTTGTGGCACGCCTAAGCGCGTCAGTAGGTCGGCCATAGCATCCGATGGCGCTTTGTACCGCGTGCCTAATAGGCTGTTGATACCTGAAACTAATGGATCGCCAACCAGTTGAGCCAACCCGGCGGCTCCTGCGCCAGCCAGCGCACCTGGGATAGCACCGACACCGGCAAGCGGTGCGCCTGCTGCTGCGCCTAATGCCGCACCGGCGGCGATCGGGGCAAGCCCTCGCGTAGCGGAACCGGCAAGACCTGCCGCCGTGGTTTCTGGCTGCGCCTGTGGTTGCGCCTTGCCACCGAACTGAGCCGCTAGCGCCTCAAGGTCTTGGCCTTGGGCTGATTGCACAGACTGCCCACCGAACTGCTTTGCTAGTGCCTCAAAGTCGGTCGCCATTAACGCACCCCCGCACGTGCTTTAAATTGATCTGCGGCTTGCTGATTAGGAAACACGAACGATTGTCCGTTTGGCAGTGTAACGGTGACGCCAGGCCTCCCTCGCGGCATGCCTTGAGGTTGCTCTGGTTTATCCTCAGGCATAGGCGATACGTTCTGAAGAAATAGGCCGGCCGTTTCGCTTTTTGATGCCGCAGACTCCAGCAATTTGCGCGACTTTGCGTATTGCGCTTTAGCGGATCGTTCCGCAACGTTAAAAATTACGTTTAACTCTGCTTTTGTTAAGTTTATGTCTCCGCTTCTTGCTCTAATGAGTAGCTTTTGCTCTTCGTTTGATATGGCCCCTTGACCTGTAATCATTCCCCTAGACTGTAAGCCCATTTCTGCAAGGCCTTGGATAAGTTCAGTGGAAGCTGCTGCGGCTTTGTCATCAGTGAATCCAAGTGCATTACCGATCCGCGCAGCAGTTAGTCGTGACTCAGCAAATGTCCCAGTAATAGCCGAATCAAGTGCACGCCTATATCTTGGTAATTGCTCTAATTGAGATGCCGCCGAATTTGCTTGATCGTACAGTTTTGGAACTAACTGCCCAAGCTCCGTAGCCGCACTTTTATCGAGGTTAGTGACGCTGACATTTGTTACAGCCGGAGGAGGACGTTTTAATGTTTGCAACGATAAAAAGGCTTGCTGATCGTCTTTGGATAGATTTTTGAAATCAATGGCTTCCTGAATTGCTGGTGACAATTTAGTTCGTTTTGCCTCTGCTTCTGCGCGCTTTTCTTCCGTCAGTTTCAAAATGTTACCTAGGACATCTGAACCGCCAGGGATAACGGATAGCTCACCACCAAACTCAAATTTGGCAGATTCAGGACTTGCCTTAATCAGGTTAATCCTGTTTTGGATGTCCTCTTGTACGTCTGGGCGGCCCTCGTAAGCTTTACCACGTTGCTCCAAGAGAGCAATCGCACGATCGGGATTGCCAGCGTGCAGCGCCGAAACAACCGGAGATAACGCAACAATAGCCGCACGACTCGCTGCCTTATCGCTCTGCTCCATCATTTGCATGATTGACTTGGCTTTAGCTTCGTCCGATACCAGAAGCGCCGCTTTATAGTCCTCTGGCGCAACATCAGGAGACAAAAGCCTTTGATACAGTTGTTGGCGACGTTCTTCCGCAAGGATTTTTTGCTTCTCTTGTTCTTGTTTTGCTAGTTCGGCCTCTCGTTTTTGCCGTATTTCTTGCAGTTGTAGCCCTTCCTTCATGCCTTCTAAAAAAGGGATTGGCTGCGATTGATCAATCTCATAATTGATTGGTTTGATAGCCATTATTGACCCATCCCAAACAGTTGACCGAGAAGGCGCTCGCCAGTTTGAAGCGGTCTGTTAATAGCACCGCCAACCGCTAAAGTACCGCCCGCTTGCGCCGCGCCTCTTTGACCTAATAATTCTCCAATATTAGACGCAGCCGCAGACCCGAACTGTCCTTGCATGCCTGCCGCGTTAATCCCAAACTGGGCTAAACGTTCATTCACTCCAAGTCCTGTACCAGCAAATCCGCCGAGGCGTTGCAATTGTTGATCGATTAGGCGCTGCAATAACATCGGGCGAAATTGTGCTAACGCTGCCTGTGTGTTACCACCGCGCAATCCGCCGGTTGCTGCCGCATTTTGCAAAATAGCATTCTCGCCCTGCTGAGCAATAGCCTGGAACTCCGGCGATGCTTCTAGCTGGCTGATTGCTTCACGTTGCGGGGCAAACCCTTGCAAACCAGACAATGCCTGCTGCTGTTGAAATGCTTGCTGGCCGGCTTGCAAAAAAGGTGTAAATCCTCCTATGGCACCGGTTCCTGCGCTCAAAAAAGGGGCGAACGCCTGCCGCGTCTGTTCATATTGACGGCGTTGTTCTTCCATCCCCTGTTCTGCCGCCCTTGCCTGCTGACGCGACGCACGAGACCCAGTAACCCCAGAAACGATTGCGCTTAACAGTGCCATGATCAATCTTCCTCGCGCTCTTCCCACGCTTTACATACACGCAGGTTGTGGCAAATAAAGTCAAACTTTTCGCAAAACCCACGACCACCTGCCCCGGTATCGTATTTATTCAGCGGGATTCGCTCCATTTTCGCCTGGGTCATCGTGTCGTTCTGAAAATACTCGCAGTTAGCACAAAACCGCCGGCGCGCTTCCTTGTCCGAAACCTGCCAAGCCTTTGCTAACTTTGACCAAAACGGGCCATTAGCACCCGGCTCAATCGATGGGACAAGAGGTCCAAGCGACCATTCGTCGATGACCGTCTGAGTGTTTTTTTTGTTCTCGGCAGTCGTGACGAAAGGCTCTTCAACCTTGATACCACCAAAGCCCTTAAACATCAGAGCGGGTAACTTGTCCTTGCTCATTAAGTGATCTCCTGGCCGCTTACGCGAATACTAAGGGCCGACGCAGCACTGGCAATCGTCGACAACAACCCGCCCGATTCAATGACCTGGCCAGATAGCTCGGGGCACAAGTAAGTCTCACCAGGAACAATCGTCTTGGTGTTGATGATCCGGTTTGTGTTCGACGCACTGCCGGCAGGCGGAACCACGTTCACTGACACGGTGCGATTTACCGTGTCGTTATTAGTGATGGTGGCCTTGGTGATCAATGCACGGCAGTTGATGGCGGTGTATTGCGTCGTCTGCGAATTCTCCAGGTACTTGGAGTCTAGTAGTACTTTGGTAATGACAGCCATGATTTACCCTTAATCTGCCGTAGTGACGCTTAAAATCGCTGAAGGTATTCCAGGAACCGGAGCCGCAGCAGCCTGCGCGACCATCTGCACGGCTATATCGCTAACAGACCACATCAACTCAAAATAGTCTCCGGCCTTTAATTTAACCGCAAAGTTCCATGCCGCTACCAGTTCTCCATCCGTGCCTTTCAAGCGCACCTGGCTTGCAGAATTGGCAACGTCGGCACCGTTGACTCTGTACCAGACAAATATCAAATGGCTGCCGCCGCTGGTGTTGTCGAGCTGCGCGGAGAACTGAAAATTGTAGACCGCTTCGGTGTCAACATAAACCCGCGACGTTGGTGACCCAATGTATACGCCTTCGGACAGGTCTGTCGTGTTGAATGTTACCGCGTAGGCGGTATTAATGGCGGCGGCAGTTTGTGTCGTAGTGTCGTAGACATTACCAAGTCTGCGGCGCTTTGGATGGGTTTGTACAGTCACCAGATTAGACAATCCGTCGATCTCGTCCTGTAGTCGCTCAATCCGGCCTGTAATGGTCTCGTCCTGGCGCGACTCGATGCCCTGCACCTCTGCTGCCAACTCAATCAGTTGGGCGGTCAGTTGATCTATTATGGACTGCAGCAATCCAATCTGAGCCGTTACAGCCTGGCCAAGAGCGTTAATCAGGCCGGCAACCTCTTGTGCCTGTGACTCTCCGATGCCTGCGTCTGTGTTGATTGCTGGAAGAATGACGTTGATCGCCTGATCAACCGCAGAAAATATCTTTTCAAACTGCTTGATCTGCTCCGGGTCTTTCAGGAACGTAGCCAGTTGATCGCGTGTAAGCCCAAGTTTGATAGCCATCAGTTAGCCAAAGCCTCTATTTTTGCCTCTAACCGAGTGAAAGCCACATGCGTCTGTGTGTCGCCTTGGAACCTCTGCATTCTCATATTACGCATAAATCCCTGCTGAAACCACGCCAAGCGACGCAGCCTCTCGCCTTGCTTCCCAGCGTTTATAAACCTAGATTGGCTCCACGTTACGCCATCGACAGAATAAGACGTTGCGATTGTCGGACTAATTCCAGACGCAACCCTGCCGGTAAGGGCCACGAGTTCAATTTCGTGCATGATTGCACCGCGACCTTCGTTATACAAGATCGTCGTCCCAAACTCCCACCTAACATTCGCAGCCCAGTGACTCCCAATTGATTGCGTCAAAGTCCCGAACGTATTTGACCCTGGATCAGCAACCCACCAATTGTTGTAGACCCATACGAGGTTTTTAGCTTTGTATTCCGAAAATCCGGCCCCTAATGTTGAGGTCAATACCGACCACACCGATTTATTAAGTACTTGAGACGATACAGCGTCATAAACTAAGCAACGATCAGGCAAATGTACATATAAGAGACGCTGCGCTTTGTCGTTGCGAGCTTCTAGCTTCACGTTAGAAAGCTGCGATTCCGTATACCCGCCGATGATCCTATCCACCTCTTGGGTGCTGATTTGCTGTGCTCGCCCATTGGCTGCAATGTAGATCGACGGAGCCTCGTTTCTTCCACTCCCGAGAAAAGCAATAGCATCCTCGTAAACACAACATGCGTGAGTACCAACACACCCCTTAGGTATTTGAGCGCCATCAATGCGTTGGAATGGGAAAAAATCACCGCCAATGTTGTCGAACACCTCGATCGTGTGGCGGTTTAACGCATAAACCTCATTTCTGATTTTCCACAAACCAACTACCCTATCTGGGTCTATTTCGCTCGATCCATATTTCAATGGATTTATTTGTGTTGGATCAGTAAGTTCTGTGACAACCAGACTGGTTCCGTCCGTTGTCATGAAATAACCATCGACCCAAACAACATCAATTACCGTGCCCAAGTCTGGGTCTGTAACCTGTTGCAGAGAAGTCCCGTTCCAGTAGAACAAATTATTATTCGACGCGATAGCCAAACGGTCGAAGCTGTAATCAAAGGTAACTAACTGAGTAGTGCCTCCAACATTTCCTAGCGTCGTGACAACTCCAGAGCTTGATATCTTTACGAGCATAGAGCCCATAACTCGATAATGCTCGCCCTTCCACTCGATACTTCCACGGTCTACACCTGGGCCAGTACCTACACTTACAAGTCCGTCCGCAGGCCGCAAATAAGAGTCACTGACGCCATTGGCACCAGGAACGATAAAGTAGTTAACCGGATAAGATGATCTAAAGTCAGGGCCTGAGTCGGTATAAATTCCGCTGGTTATTGGGATCTGCATTCATATCACCATTTTTCGCGGTCCGCCCAATATGCGGCGCTCATCTTGCCTTTGGCAATGTTTGCAGCATGCCGTGCCTTGAATGACTTCCGACGCGCTTTATCTGCCGCTGACTCGCCGGGCTTTGCAGGAGACCCGCTTACCCCTTGCTGACCAAACCGGATCGTTTTGATCTTATCGCCTTCCTTAGCCACAACTACGTGCGACTTGGTAGGATGCGACGGCGTGCGCTTGGGCTGGTTATACCCAGATACACCGATGCGAGCTAAACGAGGGTCTTTGGCGGTAGGCATTAGACGGGCACCTCAGGTGGGAACCAATCCAAGTCGTACTGTTCCTCTACAAAGCCCGTCACGCCAACCATCAGCGCATCATCAGGCCTTGGGAACACAGACTTGGAATCCGTCACCCGCTGTTTCGGCACCGCCCATGCGGTCGTGTAACCGCTTTGTGTGTCGAGTTCCTGCGTAGCGGCATTGACTCCAAAAACCGGGTAATTCCGATCATGAGCGTTTACCTCAATAGCTTGCTCTGGGGTTAACGTGTCCTTGTCAACCACCTGTCCGCTATCCACATTCATCAGATCCGGCGATGACACGCCAAAGATCATGTTTTTGTAGATCGTTTCCAGAGCACTCTTTGCTGCTTCCAGCGTATCAAATACCAAGTACATCATAGTTCAACCTACTGTGTTGGAGCCCTGTTTTTGTATGGATGCCCAGAGGGAAGAGAACTTTCTAAAGCCCACTTCCAAGCAAGGTAACCTTCTAATTTTTGGCGGTCACTCTCCGAAACTGGGGAGTCGAGAATAATCATTTCGGCGTAATCGCCGAAAAACCCTCTATTTTCAAGGTTTCTATCATCAAAACTACTTACACTGACGGGCGCAGTCGTGGTTAAGACATGAATTGTCGGAGTAATGTATCTGCTCAAGAGGGATCCCGCCGCCTGCATAACACCATTTATTGATTTGCCTCCGTTTAATACTGACGGAGGTGTAAGATATGGATGAAATAAGGTTCCAGCGATTGCCGTGGCGCCGTGAAACGGGTAGTAATCAGTACTGTCTCCGATAATAACTCTGAAGTCACCCGAGCCATCTGTCCATTTGGTTAGCGCAACAAACGTCCGCAACGTGGTGACCTGCGGGAAAACCATGGTGTCCCCGGCTCCGTCGAATCTCACTACAGGCTTATTATTTAATCCAGATGCCGTCCATGTCGGCTGATTGGCCGCCGTTGCTTGCGTTGCGTTACGATTATTGCCAGACTTATCACTCCATTGGCTAACAGTCGCGCCGTTGAGCGTGATACTTGCCGCGTCTTCAGCGTCAAGCCAGAGCGCAAGCGCAGACCCTAAATCATTTGGCCGCCACAACCTTGGCCCACCAAACAAGGTACCATCCCAACGGTAGGGGTGGGTGTACGGTAACTCGCGAACTAAACTCATATCCACCCACTCCATTTCCAAGCTAGGTAGCCTTCAAGTCTCTGGCGGCTGTCAGTACTTAATACTCCGGGAATAACTAAGACTTCTCCAAATCTTGCATTACACGCATTAACTACCGGGCCACTCCCATCAAGACTATATCCTCCTATGCACACCCCTCTAAGTCCTATACTCCCAGAGTTTGCCGGTCCAGTGACCGTCCCGTTTGTGTAAACGCGGCTATTTGTTGTTGCAAACTCGCTTATGCGTATGTAATTAGTATTCGCTGAAGTAGTAACTGCGTTGGCGGTTGCGCCGGCATATTGCGCCATTCTTGTTGATGTGTTTGTCTGATCAGCAACATTAAATTCCCCGCCAGGTTGTGCATTTTGGTTGTTTATATAATGCTTGTTACTAACCATCGTCACCGGGTTAAACACAAACACTCGCGTAAAAGGATGGCTTATTACGCCCCACGACTGGACATACAGAGCATCGTCAACTCCGTCCGTGATAATTGCCGCCTTATTGTTTATTGCCGTTGCAGAATAAAGCGGCTGATACGCCGTCGTCACTTGCGTAGCATTGCGCCCGTTTCCTGATTTGTCCGCCCACTGACTTACGGTGCTGCCGTTGAGCGTAATCGTGCTTGCGTCCGCAGCGTCAAGCCATACATAAGACGTGAGATTGGCTGGGGTCCAGCGTGATAATGAAAAAAATCTTCGCCTATCACGTTGGCGCGTCAGAGGCCACATTTAATAACCCTCTCCGGCCATGATATGCATAGATCCGGTCCCTGATGCAGTTATGTACGAGATAGTTTGGTCATCGTCTGATTTGCTCAGCACAATTTGTGTTGATGGCAAAACAGGGTAGTCGGCCGTTGTCGCATCTGCGCTAGCAGCACCAATCCTTACATATGCCACCACAGACGATGATAGGTTTGTGAGGACAATAGACTTGGTTTTGTTTGCCAAAGTTGTAGATGCCGATACAGTTCCTGGGGATACTGTTACGCCGGATCCATAGTTCGGCGCAAATGGTGCTTGCATTGTCATGATTGCCTCTTAACCGACGCGGTACCAGACTTTTGCAAGCCCATCGAACCGCAATCTAAAAAACCCATTGGTTGATAACGAAGTCGGAGCGCCAGTGACAGTCGCGCCGTTGCCGTTGATCGTGAGACTTGAAACGGCCTGGGTGCAGTTGACCAAAACCTCTTGCTTATCAACACACACCGCTAAAGCAGGCAACACAATAGTCCCCGCAGCAAATCCACCTGTCGGAAGCAAAATTAACCATACGCTCTCAGACCCATTTAGGATCGACACCGTGAACCCGGTTGACGACGGAGCCGCGTATTGCGTGATTTTGTCATCAGTGACAGACGCATTTGATAAGACAAAGTCACGTAGGTTTGTCGCTGATACTTTTCTAGCATCACCGTTTGCGCTTACATAAACCGGGAAAAGGTCTCCCCCAGATAAATCGTCAACGGTCGATAACTGGTTGATTGTAGGCATATTAGCCCCCTAGTTAAACTCAATTGTGCCGTCTGACCCGGCATCAATAGCCGGAGGCTGAGGGTACAGAAACGCATTGTCTCTGCGCCACGGTTTGGTTCCGGATCCAGATGGCATTGTGTTTGGCAAAGACATATTAATAGGATGGGCGGCGCGACTTAAAAGTACGTTATAAGCCTGTTTTGCTACAACCTTAGTCTCTGGTTGGACAGTCTTTCCAAGAGCCGGAGCAAGACGCACAGCCAAATTAGCAATAATTGCCTCGTTCGCCGAGTCCGGGACGGTTGACTCTGCATCAATATCGCTGTTCTCAGGGCTTCCTGGGATCGGATAAGACAATCTAATCCCCATCCCGTTCCATTCTGCCATCATCGTGTCAAGACGGCGTAAAGCGCTTTCTAACTGCTCTGGAGACAAGTCAAAAACGTAGGATGCAAGCCCCAACTCCTCAAACGCTGCGGTCACAAATTGACGCTTGCTGTATCCCATTATTCCCCCAATGCCTCATCGATCATTAGACAAAGCTTGCGATCTGATGTGCGCCCGTCGAATTTTAACCCTAACTCTGTTGCTTTGGATTCTAATTCTGCGCGAGTAGGAGGCGCATCGTCATCAGGAACACGAACAGGCTCATCCACAACGACGGTCTTTTGTTTTGGCGCCAGCGCCTGTAATACGTCATCAGCCCAACCCACATCTAATGCACTCTTGCGCTCGTCGTCGTTGTGTACCAACAAGGTATCAAACTTGCTGCCGTCTTGACGGGCTTTGTCTGCTTTTCGGTATACAAACGCGGGATATTCCATTGTCACTTAGCCTTTTTGGGCGCTTTGCTAGGCTTGCCTGCCTTCGCGGCGGCCGTGCGCGCGGTTGATAATGCAATCGCAATCGCCTGCTTTTGCGGTTTGCCAGCCTTCATCTCTCTGGAAATGTTGGTCGAAATACTCTTTTTGGAGTAACCCTTTTTGAGCGGCATAACGTACACCTCAAAAAAACCCGAGAGAGTCGAAACTCCCTCGGGCTAAGCACATTAACCGATTCGATACGTCACAAACGTATTGGCGGCGGTCTTACGGGTGCGGAAGTTACCAGAACTAGACAATGCCACGGTTGCAGATCCTACGATCGTGTGGTTGGTTCCGACTGCGATCGTAAATGCGTTAGTCGCGCCAGTATTGATAACCACCCAATCAAACCCTTCATCAATCGCGAAATCCGACGCAGCATCAAGCAACGCGCCGGTTGGGAGCGTGCCAGTAACTGCGGCCGCAGTGGTTGACGTGATGATTCCAGCAAGCAAGTTTGCGGCAGTCAGTGTGCCGGTGACATTAACCGCCACTGGCGTGACCTGCAACGTTGCCTCACGGCGGTCTTGCTTGACCACCGGAGCACTGCCGACTTCGTACTGCACTTCGACGCCACCTTGGGCCTCAATGATGATCTGAGCGCCACTAGCGTATGGGCCGAAAACAGCCTGGGAGTTGTTGACGGTTCCGACCGCTGCAATTTTGTCGGGGTAGTTAGGGAAACCGACCAGACGCGACACGGCTGCATAGCCTTGGCTATAAACAGCGATCGATTCGCCGGCCGGGATGGTGACCTGTACGGTCCCGTTAGCAGATAACAACATGATATCTAATCCTTTTTATCAGGGCTGGCCGAACATAATGATGCCGGACATTTCGGGCTGTTTATTGACAACACCAAACAGAGTATCAACCCGGAATTTAGTTTTCATGGTGTTGATGTCGTAAAACTTAGTCATAACCAACTCAATGCCCTGATCCGTAGATCCGCGCATCACAGCAACGCCAGCATTATCGGGCACAGCATAACGACCGGGGAGGATTTCGATCGCGTCTTTTTGCCAAAACGGATTCATGGCAGCCGTTGCCGTGTTCAAAAACACCAAAGCAGCGTTCGAGGCCGTCGCCGTAAATACCACATTTTGATACTGAGCCTCGGCATCCGTGCCACCCTGGTTGCTGATAATCGGGGGCGAAATAACCAAGGTCGTAGCAGATGGCACCGAAATAACACGGAAGGTCTTAAGCTGACCCGTGCTGCCCTTGGTGATGTGATGCACAGCCTCGCAGTTGGCAATTGTGAAAGCATCGCCAGCAGCGACGCTGGTCGTGCTCGAAACCGTGATGGTCTGAAAACGGTTATCGACGTTGCCAGACTCCCCGGTAACGCTGACAGTCTTTGCTTTAGGCACCCAGTAATTGCCAGCAGCGGTAAGCGTAGACATCGTGATGCCAGCGCCCCCGGCGGCTGCCGTTTTACGCACAGCGTAATCAAGCTTGTAGGTCTCAAAAGACGCCACGGGGCCGACATACGCGGCACGCAGAGCGCGGTCGGAAATATCGTTGCCGAACGACCGGGTGCTCACGGCAAGGTTGGAGGCCATGCCGTTATAGTCGCGAGTAGACAAAGCCAGATAGCGGTCGTTAGCCGGCACGCCCTGCTCGTTGAAAATTGCCTCGCACTGCGCAACATCATCAAAACCAGACGCGGCAGCGGTGCGCTTAACAACCAACGTACCTTGTTGAGCTGCGACGTTCATCACAGCCTCGTTGATATCGCTTGCCAATGTTTGTTTAGCAGAGCTACCGAGACGGCCTTCTTGGAGCGCGTCTCTAAGTTCGGTCGCAGTCATCGTCCAAGGGACAGACTTTTTAAAACCAATAGTCGCAGGGACCGACAACTGGGTATAGTCCTTAAAATTGGTCGTTTGGTCGGTGCCGTCAAACGACGTCGCGATATAAGGCTGAGGACGCCAAATAACGTTATCGGTACGCTCCATCATCGTCTGGTCGGTGTTATAAACCGCGACGTTTTTGGAGAGGATAAGCGCGTCATTGAAGCCTTCGAGGATGTCCTCAAACTGTACGCGCTCTTCTTTGCCGAAAGAGTTAGACATGTTTTAACCTGTTTTTTTACGTTGACGTTTATACCTAAGGACTGCGGAAATATCGCCGGTTTTTTCAGCGTGTGCCCGCAGCCGTTCAAGTTCAGAATCCACTGACCCAGAAATACGCCCGCTCCCGGTAACTATCCTCTCAGGTGGCGGCGCCTTTTTTGTTCGGTTGCTAACTTTCAAATCTTTCTCCAGTCGTGCTATCGCGAACGCAAAATCGATCGGGTCTTTAATTGATGCTAGCTCCTTCGCCTTGGTCGGGTTTTTTCCAAGCGCATAGACCACCAATGCGGCGTTCTCTGCGCCCTTTACGATTACGTTTTGCTGAGGAATGTCGAGGTGCTGCAAAACAGTTTCCTCTGCGTCCTCATAGTCGCGCACTCGTAACTCGGCTTTTGCCTTCCCATACGCTGCTAATCGCTCTTGATACTTGCGGATTTGCTGGGCTTCAGCCTCTTTGGCCTGGGCATCCAATAAATCCGCTTGTCTCTTTTGCTCGTACCACGAACTTAACTCGGCTTCATACCGCTCCGAGTCATAGTCGCAACCATCAAGCGTGGGCTTAGCCACTACCTTGACCGGATTGGGCTCGGTCCTAGTAGAGTTTAACTGCGCCTCAAGCTCTCGATTTTTACGTGCCAGTTCGCGATTTATCTTGCGTACTTCTTTTATCCACTTCGCGGCGGGCTTGCGCTCTTCCTCTTGGGGCGAAACATCGCCAATCGAAACGATAATCTCATCTTCCTGCTCGTCGTCGCCTTCCTGCTCGACTTCGACATCTTCGACGGTATTTGGCTCGTCATTAATATCTTCGGCCGGCTCTTGGTCGATCGACTCGTTTTCGATGTCTTGCGGTTCCTGATTGACTTTGTTTTCTAGCATCACGTTTTTCCTTAATCTCGGCCATTGACGGCGGCCGGTTACCGATAAAACATAATATTACATCGGTGGGGTGATATTAGGTTGTTGTATCTGCTCTGGCGACCCAAGCGACCCGCCTAATGTTTGCACCATTTGCATAACTTGATCCTGAGCCTGCGAATCAACCTTTCCTAAAGTCTCGATTGTTTTTGCTTTTGTAAGCTCGGCATCAGCAACAGTCTTAATAACCGATGCACGTGCCTGAGATGCTTTAGCCATAGCTTCCTCGGCTGCGGCCTGCAAAAATACCGCGTTCGGGTCCTGCGGCTGATTTTCTGCCATTGCCTGCATCTCGGCTTTATCTTCCTCTGTTGGATCAATAACTCCAATCCTGACAAGCTTCTTGCGGAAATAATCGCGGATCGGCTCGATACCCTCGCCTTCCATGTTCATCATCGCCATAGCTGTCAGCACTTGGCGTGTTTCGGGGTCGTCAGAGATACCAATCATCCCAGTCAATGCGCGCAATGTGGATTGGCGTTTGCTGCGCGATGTCGGGCCTACAGACACCACAACATCAAAATCAGCATCGTTTATATCGTTTTCATACTCTATTTCGCCGGTCTCGTCGTTGACCTTTGGTTTGATGAGTACGGCAGGCTCGACTTTTTCTTGGGGGTCAATAACTTTAACCTTGCGACCCTCTTCGACGTACACATCTTTAGCCATGCTCAAATAGACCTCGCCAACGCGCTTAAGCATTTTGGCGTGGTTAGACATGTATATGTAGGCTTGTGCGTCGATACGCTCCTGGATTAACTCAACAGCCTTACCTGAGATATTTGGCACCATCTTGTCGGCTTGCTGCGTACTGCCCAAGATATCCGCCATGTCCTGCTCGGTAAGCTGCAATAACGCAGCCATCGCCGGAGGGATTGACGGCGGTTTAGTGTACGCAACAGGTCCAACGGCCTGAGTTGATCCATCCGGCCCGGTAATGGGATTGGTCAGCAGGTACGGGTAATCTTTAAGGTTGTCCTCTGCCCACATTAATTGATGGCCTGCAATCTGCTCTGGCGTAAAAATAGGCTTTTCGACGCTCGATAGCGCGCTGATTTCCGCAAGCTTTGAGAGTTGCATATTCTTTAACCGCTGGGCGTCTTGAGCTAAATGCACGTGCCCCATGCAACGCTCCACGCCATCAACCATCCAACGCTTACCGTAGGTCGGGACGATTGGGATGTGCCGGCCTGCGATGTATCCACAGTCCTCAAGCGGGACCCCAGAAAAAATGTACTTGCGCACCCTGCGACGCTTGACCTTGCGCTCTTTTACGACACGGTAACCACGCTCAACCAAATCGTCCTCTAGGTCGTCATCGGCGTCGAGTTGAGACTGATAGACCTTTTCCTGGGTGCCGTCAACGCCCTCGTATGTGTAAAGCTTTTCGCTGGTCTCCTCAACACGATAGTGCTCGCAGACATACACAAAATCTGGAGTCTCCCAGTCAAACTCTAGTTGTTGGATATCTTTAGGCCAGCTTGCTGGGTTGTCACCGTACTCCGCCTCATATGCCGATCGAGACATAGCAGTAATCACATAACATCGTTTGGCGTCGCTCTTATCCTGGCGCTTTGAATCAAGGTCGTAGAAAACCGAACTATCAGCGTCGTAAATGGGCTCGATAACGATCCGCTGCTCGTCGTTTTCCTCGTCTTCCTCATCTTCGAGGACGTTGCGCAGTCTTACCGCACCAAACCCGCCACCTACAGCCTCCTCGAAAGCGTTGTCTAGGGCCTCTTCGGCGCCAGAATCTTGCATGTCAGATCGGAATAAACCGGCGCAAAAATCTGCAAGGCTATCGTTCTTTGATCCGTCTTTACTTACAAATACCGGGTCAAATTTGTTATTTCGATATTCGTTGATAATCCGAATAACCGCCAAATGTATTTTATTTACTTCGAATTTTGGCTTGTTGGAAAATTGCTCGCCTAGATTGCCTTCCCACTGCGCGCCGCGAATCGAATAAAAACGCCTTGCTTGCAAACACTGCAAACGCTCATCTCGCATGACTCCCTGGATCTCGTCAAACTCGGCAAGAGCTTCTTGGTGTATTTCTGAAAGTTTTTGTGATTTTGATATACGCGGCATTATCTGGCCCTTTCGCGCGCGAGAGTACTACCAACGCGACATTATTGGCAACACTTTAACAGACTGTGATTTTACAGACGGCAGCTTTTGCGCAAGGTCGATAGCATCAAATAACGGGTCAAGTTGGTCATCATGCGCGCCATTCGGAAATGTCGAAAACTCGGCTAAAAAATCAGATAACCAAGGCGCATCTTGCGGGACTACAACGTTCCCGGACTCGATAAATGGCGCTGCGTCGTATCCCCTGGACTGCTTGTCCTTAGTGCGCTGGACTGGCAAAACGGTAATGCTTTCGCGGCGCAATGTCTGGATAAGCCCGGTGCCGGACACCTTGTCCTCAACGTACATAGCCCGCAGCGGAGCCTTAGTCATGATCGGCCTGCCATCGTGCAGGTGCTTAAGCCAAAACGCACGAGCCTCTGTGATCAGATCAGGCGCCTCCCACTTGCCCCTAATCTGGTCTAGCAGTACCGCCTTGCCTGCCACAGAGCGCCCCCAACACTGCAACACTGAGTAATCGTGCTGCGTGCTTGTCTTTTGCGCTGTGTCGGCAGTGACAAACCTAAAGTCGAGCGCGGGCGGCACTGTGTGCCAGTACGTCAGCCACGATGACTTGAGCATCCCACCACCGCGCGGGGATGGTCGCTGCTGTAGCTGGCCAGCAGTGCCATACGTCCCGAGCGTAGACTCTAGCTCCCTTACTTGCTGCTCGCCAAACCGCTCCGGAAACATTAACTCTCCGGCCTCGGTGCGAGGATCCTGCCACCCAATCGACGTTACACACCGCCTGTCTGGCTCAAACCGCATCGGGATGCACAGATGCACATAAGGCAAGCCCATCTTGAGGATGACGCCCGACGTGTCGTCCTCGTGCAGCCGCTGCATGATGACCACGATTGCAGACTTATCAGAGTTGACGCGCGTCGGCAGGGTCTCTGTAAATGCTATTTTTGCCGCGTCAAGTTTTGATTGACTGTTTGCGTTGTCTGCGCTGATTGGGTCGTCAAGTATCACACGGTCGCCGCGTACCCCGGTCATACTCGTAAAGCTCCTGGCTTGGCGCACGCCCTTGCGGGTATTGCCAAACTCCCGCTTGCCATCCAGGTCGGATAATAGCTCGATGGGCCAGAGCGACTGATACCAGTCTGACTTGATTAGGTCACGGCAGCGTCGGCTATCACGGATTGCTAACTGCTCCTCGTGGGCGGTGCCAACAAATCGCATCTCGGGCATGTTGCGCGGCCCCCACTCCCATGCTGGCCAGATAACGCCAGTGAGTAGCGATTTCATGGACCCCGGCGGCACGGTCATCAGCAGGCGCGTTATCCGACCGTCAGTCACCGCCTCAAGATGCAAGCAGATAGCATCGAGCGCCCATCCCCATTTAAGCTCTGCCGCTGGCTCTAGCACATGCCAAGCACGGCGCGCAAAGTGAGCGAGGCTGCGCTTACACAGCTCACGCTCTACCGCCACCAAGTCGGCCTTAGTCAGATGCATCGGTCTTAAGTAGTCGCCGGGCTACTAGAGTCGCATAGCCAGCAATGTCGGTCCAAGAGTCTACATATCGCGGGTCGCCGTTGCAGATACGTGCGATCTTGTGCGCGATCATCTCGAGCGCCTCGCACATATCATCATCAAGCAAGCCCGGAGTCGCTGACTCAAATATTACTTTTTTGAGCGCCTGACTTATCCTTGCATGATTGACAAACTCACCGTACCGCTCGCCACGCTCGGACAATACTTGATCTATGTCACTCATCCGAGCCACCAGTCCTAGCCGCCATGATCTGAGCCAGAGCGTCGGTAGATAGCTTGGTCACGTCCAGGCTTACTGACTCAATAGGGCCGCCGTTGCGCCCGGTTAGCTCTGCATGCACCTGCGCCGGGATGATCTTGCCTAACAACGTCAAAAACGCCTGCGGGTGCTCGTTAGCTTGCCTCATTAGGTATTCGTGCCCGCCGACGCCATGGAACGCCGCCTCGATCGCCTCTTTGACGCTTGCAGTCAACTTATTTACCGAGCCCTTTGGCCGCCCCTTGCCAGCAGCCGGCGGCCTGCGCCGCACACTACCCTCTACTTTTTTACTATCCATCGTCTCGCCTACTTGTTGTCGAGCCTAAGCGGTGGCCCGTGTATTAGATTTTACGTCGCAATCAACTGTCGCGCTACGGATACAGTCAATCAATGCAAAAAAAACTGCTAAGACTTGTTGACATCCTGTGCCAATGTGTATACAATTCTTTACATGCAGTAACGCACTGCGACACACAAAGGAGCAAGACATGGCAGCGATTCAGATCAACGGTGGTAGCGAAAAGCAAAACGCATGGGCGTCGAAAATCGCATCTGACTGGCTCGCAGTGCTTGATGCAGAGATCAGCAACACCGAACTGCGCCAAGACCCATCGCTTGCTTGGTATGCAGACAACCTCCAGGCATCGCGGAATAGTTTGATGTCAGGGTTTGCAAAAGTAACGGCTAAGCAAGTGATCGACATGCACACCGCAAAGATCAGCCCGGTGCGCTCGCTGATCGAAAAAGCACGTGTTAAGTAATCAACTGACTAACGACCGACTAAAGGACTAAATCATGCAAACACTTACCCGTAAACAAGCCATTGACCTGTGCGGCATTGAGGCTGTGGACCGAGTAGACAGCGAGGGCCCAGATTTTTCCCACAGAGAGATTGACGACACGGTCGAATTTACCGCCAGCGTGTCGTGCGGCGATGAGACTCTGACTGCTTACTACTACCAGGATCGGCGCGACGTTGACGCGGTTGAAAACCTGGACGATCTGAGCTGGACGGTTATGCACTACACCGTCGGCTAATCATCTGACTGACCAAGACACCCATGCTAAGCGCATGGGCTTGTGTAAAAACTTGTTGACACTTTAACACGGTATGTATACAATACTCTACATGCAGTGACGCACCGACCCGGCGGAACCGGAGATAGCAAGGAGCCTCAAATGTCGAACCTCTCTGACCTCGTAATTTCGAAAGCTGATCAACTTGGCCAATTGCTTGCAGAGATTGATCTGCTAACAAAGCAAGCCGATGCAATCAAAGAGGCGATGAAGGATGAGGCAACCTCGGGCGGTACATCAGTGTTTGACGGGGTTTTGTTTCGATCTACAGTCGTCGAATCCAATCGCAAAACGGTTGACTGGGCATCGGTTGCTAAAGCAGCAAACGTGCCGGCTGATCTGATTGCCAGCCATACCAAGGTAGCAGCAGTCTTTAGCGTTAAAACAACAAGCCGATAACGATCAACCTGTGCGGTCCTATGTGAGCCGCACGTCTACTAGGGCACTAGACATGCACGACCACAAAACACGACTCAAACAATTACTCTCGGACCTAGACACTCTCGCGGTTTTTGATCCATCCGGCGAACTCGTGTTGTTTAACGCAGACGAGTACGAGAGGATGCTCGAGCGCGCAGACGGGTTAATCGTTAGAGACTCTCGCAAACCATCAACACTTATACATCTGCCGATCGTTTAATCATCCTGGCTTGCCGCCTGTAACTCTCGGCAAGCATGATCAAATCATCCTTTGAGTATTTCCGGGGCTCTTGGTCACACTCCAGAGCCTCAACCGTCTCTATCCCTACCCTAGCAATCAATCCCTTACGATACTCAACGTGATTACCGGATAAGTATCGATTGCAGTGCTTGCACTGTCCGTGAGCATTGCGCTCATCAAATCTCAAATGTGGGGCGGATCCAACGGATCGATAATGACCACAATCAAACGCACCACCTATCGCATTAATAGGTAACTGATTGCCGCACGAGATGCATTGTTTTCCCGCATCACGCGCCCTGACGTAAACATTAAAAGCAGATTGAGCAACTCGCATTAATTGAGGCCTAGTGCGCATTGCATCTAGCTTTGCCTTATCCTGCCTGCGCTCGGCTTTTTTCTGCTTAGCCTCGGCTTTTGCTGCGCTGATTTTTGAAAGATCGACGGCGCACGAAACACTGCACGCCTTTTGCATCGGACGCACGCGAATAAATAACGTGCAGCATGCCTTGCATTTTACCATTTTTGGCGGCTTTAATGCTTTATTTCCCGCTTCAATCATTAAAACCCCCGGATACTTTGACGTTGTTCTGAGCGCACCACGCCAGAGCGTACTCGATAAGGCTTGACCCCCTGGACTTACTCATCGCGGCAGTACTCTCGCGCAGCATCACCAACTCACCCTCAAGCCCACGGACTAACTCAGCCTCAAGCCCGGTAGCCACAGCGTGACCAGACACCAACAGGACTTTCCAGTCTTCGGCCGTCCTCGGCATACCTCCCCACTCGACACACTGCCGGGCAAGATCAGAGCACAAGGCGTGAAATTTCGCGTTCTGGTCAAGCGATCGCTTCGGCGGCTCAATCTTGACCCTGTATCCATCCGGCGATTCGGCAACCGCGTTTAAAGCCCTTTTGCGGGCTTCTGCGTGCGACATGACATAGACCCTCGCCTCACCCATTTCGAGCCCCGCTAGGTGGGTTTAAATCGTTCCTATGGGCATTGCCACATAGCACGGCCACCCGCTCCGTAATTTTTTCGCGCTCAGGGGCGTCTCGATGCCGTGCGATTGCTGCCAGCATTGCCCCGGCCCTCTGTTTGCTTGGTCGGGCTGACATGACAAGGCGGGCGCAGCACTCCAGGCATCCGAGGTGGTACATGCCGCCGCCTTGTGTGCATTGCTTGCAGGTCATGGCGCGTCCGTAAATGCGGCGCTCTTGGCCGACAGTGCCTTGCGCAGCAAGTCCATCGCGGCCTTGACCTTTGCGGGATCTGCGGTGCCATTGCCTGGCTCTGGCAAGCAAGCCATGCGCTGCGGTACTGGGTCGTGCGATGGCTTGGCAAGGTATTCGTCGAGGATTCGAGTCCACCTGGTTTTCGCTGTCTGCCAGGTTGATCCGCGCAACTCGTGCACGCCAAATGCCCTAGCTGCCCAGAAAATCGCCGGATTGCTCCAGATGTCCGCCCCGTTGTCTCGTGCGCTCATCTGCTTGCAGGCTTCGATGTAAGCAGACTCGGGGTCGATTGGCGGTCGGCACAGCATCAAGAACTCCGGGAGTGTTGGCGGAAAAACTCGAGTCCTGCAAAGTTCAAGCCCCCTACGAATCTCGTCGGCACTGTAACCAGCTAGTGCATCGGCCCAGGTGTCCTTGACGGTCGACATATCGCAGCCACGCCACAGGTCGGCAAACTTTGCCCCGTAGAACCCGGACAGCCGGTCAAAAAGGCGACCAATCCAAGCTTGTGGGATCTGGCCCGATGTCGATGATCTCGCCTGATGGCTGGCGGTCTCTGCCGGTAAGTGCGCGGATTGTGTCTGCTCGTTCGTCATGGATTGATCTCCTTGTCGGCTGTTTTGCGTACTGCGTTTGTGCTGCGGATTGCATCCACTCCGCCTTAAAACCGGCCCATCCTCTCGCGCAGCTATAGGCCATCGCGTCTTGCAGGCTCATGCCAGCTGCTTTTGCCTCCCTCTCGATGCCAGCCAAGGCCGACTCAGTGACCGGCGCTTTCTTGACTTTGCGAAGCTGAAGCCAGTCAGCCCAGACCTGCTGACCGACACCAACAGGGCAGGCGACAGCCTGCGAGCGCGTAGCGCGTTGTTTTGTCTTTTCTGTCTCTTCTTTTTGTTGTTCTTTCGCTTCTAGTTTCGCTTTCGCTTTCGCTTCAGACGGTTGGCCAACAGTTGCGCAGCTGTTATCCAACGGTTTCCCAACGGTTGTTTTAGATGCTAAGTGCTTGATTTTATTGAGTGCGTCTACATCGTCACACATTAGAGCATCAGGCGGCGCCGGGTGCTTTAGGTTCTTGATTTGGATGCGCTGGCGGAACCTTGGAACGAATCCGTAACGCTTGCCGTTGACCTCATACAGGCGGACCAAATCGGAGTCGGCCAGCATCGTTAGCAGCCTCTCTCCGGTCTCTCTTTTGATGTCCGAGCGCCTGGCCAGCTTGAACGCAGTGGCCTCAAACAGACCAAGGTCGTCTGCTGATAGCAAGATGGTGACATACAGCCAGCGCGCCTCAACTGGCAGAGCCAGAACGCGCTCGCTCTCGAGCATGTCATCGCGGATCAATCTACATGGCATGAAAGTCCCCATTGGTGGACGGCCCTAGTGTGAGAATTACCGGGCCGGTGCACTCATAGAGTGATGAAAACGGTATCTAAGACCGTCCCCAATGGAGACTGTATCGATACCAGCCTTTTGCGCTTCTCACGGCGCATGTAGACCGGCAGACGGGAGGCTCGCTTTTCGGTTGGCTCATGACTTCCAACCTAGCCGGGTCTAGTAACACTATAAACAAATTAACTCAGTTTTGCATCAATTAAATTAACTTTTGACACCCCTTACAACCGCCCAGTTAACATCAGGTCGGATTTGTTCGCACAGAACACCAGTGGCTTTTTCAATATCAGGACAGTATTCAGCCGGGACTTTTTTCCCAGGCTTAAGCCACAAATGGACACAGCACCTAGTTACACCTTTTGGGCCATTGACTGTCATCAACCGCCCAAATTTTTGAAAACCGCCTGCTATATCTATTGCACGCTTTAAGTGCTCTTTGCTTTCGTCTTTTTCGTTCACGTGTCCCCCTACTTTAAGCACAAGACTACTATACAGGCCGATCGCGTCTGAGTCAAGTGTTCTATACATTGACACCGTTTGGCGCACGTGTAGAGAGTGCTTGCGTTTGCGTTTGTGTTCTGTTAAACTTCTTTTGTCGCTAACGAGCACACAGAAACATCATGAAACATTGCGCGGTAACAATAGACCTCGAAAGATACATGCGGCGCCAAGACTTCTTTTCTGGCGACGAATTCGAGCGATTATTTTTTGCAGCCAGGGAAAGGCTGATGGCAGAAGGCGAAAAACATTACCCGTGGAGCGAAGATAATTTTCTCGAAGCTTTTAATGATATCCAGGTTGTCGAATTAATCGAGGCTTTGAAAGCAAAAAAGTTTGAAAAAGCCGGTCGCATGTTGTACGCCCAAATAGTCGGATATTGGGAAGAGTCGGCGACTATTGACGCTGACGAAATGGCACAAGACGAAGCGTTTGATGATTGATTATTTAAAAGAGCCAAACATGAGCAAAACAGTTTATCAATTGATCGCAGCAGTATCGGCTGAGATTGCCCAAGATGGGATTAGCAAGAGCCGCAAAAATCAACAGCAGGGCTACTCATTTCGTGGGATCGATGACGTTTACAACGCTCTGGCCCCGGTTATGGCAAAGCATGGCCTAGTGATCATGCCGCGCATCTTGTCGCGTGAACTGACCGAGCGTGCAAGTGCTAAAGGTGGTGTGTTGTTCTCGGTCGTTGTCGAGGCTGAGTTTGACTTTGTGTCTAGTCACGACGGCAGCAAGCACACGGTTAAGACCTACGGCGAGGCAATGGATAGCGCAGACAAGGCTACAAATAAGGCAATGTCGGCGGCTTATAAATACGCGGCATTTCAGACATTTTGTATTCCGACCGAGGGCGATAACGATGCCGATGCCGTGACGCATGTGGTGCAGCGTGCTCCGGTTATGGATATTGAGACATACGAGACAGAGCACCTGTCTGGATTGCGCGAAGCGGCTTTAGCTGGTCAAGAAGCTCTAGCAGCGGCTTTCGGAAAGTTGGCAAAGAGCCCGGAAAAAGCTGCGTTTTGGCAAAAACACGGCGCATCGCTTAAAGCAGCAGCACAAAAGGCGGCCGAATAATGGACCAGCGCAGCGAAGAATGGTTCGCGGCTAGGCTTGGCAAAGTTACGGCAAGCCGATTATCTGATGTCCTGGCAACGATCAAAACCGGAGAGGCCGCAGCGCGGGCCAATTACCGCATCGATCTAGTTGCCGAGCGCCTGACAGGCAAAAGCACGCCAGGATTTACGTCTGCTGCTATGCAATGGGGTGTTGAATGCGAGCCGATGGCAAGGTCGGCATATGAGACAGAAACAGGGTTAATCGTGACCGAGGTCGGCTTTGTTGACCATCCGACTATTGCGATGGCCGGTGCAAGCCCAGATGGCTTGGTAGGGGATGACGGACTCATTGAGATCAAGTGCCCAGAGACAAAAACGCACATTGAGACGCTGACAAGCAAAAAAGCGCCGTCTAAGTACATACCTCAGATGCAATGGCAAATGGCCTGCACGGGTCGGCAATGGGTTGACTTTGTTAGCTTCGACCCGCGCCTACCAGAGCATTTAATGCTCGAGATCATCAGAGTTGAGCGAGATCAGTTATTGATTGATCAATACAGCGAGGCTGTAAGCATTTTCCTTGCGGAAGTTTCTAAAACCGTCGAACTACTTAATTCAAGGAGCAGCAAGTGTTAAATCAAGCGCAAATTATTGGACACGTCGGGCGCGATCCTGACGTTCGCAGCCTGCAAAACGGCGACACCGTAGCGTCGTTTTCGATCGCAACAACAGAAAAATGGACGGACAAAGCAACAGGAGAAAAACGCGAGGCGACCGAATGGCATCGCGTGAGCGTCTTTGGAAAGCTGGCAGAAATTGTCCAAACCTGGGTAAAAAAAGGCACTCTTGTCTATGTAAGCGGCAAGATCGTTACTCGCAAGTATCAAGACAAAGACGGGATAGAAAAACAATCAACAGAGATTAGAGCCGACTCTATAAAACTCCTTGGAGGCACCGGAGAAGGCAGAAAAGAGCACACACAAAGCAAACCAGACACAGTTAAAGCAAGTGCAGACTTGTCTGATATTGATGACGATATCCCTTTTTAGTGCTAAAAAGTAGTCATATCAAGCACGAGTTGTGATAGACTTATTGACATTTTTTAGACGCAGATTTTGGGGCGCTGACATCTACGCCATCGATCAATCGGAGGGTAATAATGAGTGATCTAGAACTACTAGAATCCGCCGCAAAAGCACTGCAATTGCATATTAAAGGTCACTTGAAATGCGATGCCGGAAACCTTTTGTATCTGTGGGTTGGACAAGAGCTAACTAAAGACAAGTCTCTATTTAATCCTCTTACCGATGATGACGATGCGCTGCGCTTGGCGGTGAAGTTGTTATTTGAAATTTATATAGGGCGCGGAAGCGTTGAGGTCAGGCACTCATCTGGCATCAAGGTGCTTGAGTCTTTCAATCTCGACCCATGCGCCGCTACACGCCGCGCCATTGTCCGCGCTGCCGCTGAGCTTGCAAAGGAAAATGAATGACCTACTACACGACATTAAATAAGATTAGGACTAACCAACCATGCTTTGATGGATGGAAAAAACTTTTGCGTAATCTTAAGAAAACTAAATCAGACGATGAACCGCTATCAATCATAACCATCTTAGACAGCAATGGTATCGAGGATGCGATATGGTGTTTGCACACAGTAGACGGTATTGACAGAGACGCACGGTTGTTTGCAGTGTGGTGCGCAAGACAAGTCCAGCACCTTATGCCAGACCAACGATCTATTAATGCTTTAGATGTCGCAGAGCGATACGCGACCGGAGACGCAACTGATGATGAGTTATTTGCAGCGTGGTCCGCAGCGCGGGACGCAGCGTGGGACGCAGCCAATGCCGCAGCGCGGGCCGCAGAAAGTGCTGTAGCGTGGGACGCAGCCCATGCCGCAGCGAATGCCGCGGTGAATCCGGCAGTGTGGTATGCAGTTAGTGACGCAGCGAGGGATGCAGCGTTGGATGCAGCGTGGGACGCAGCGAATGCCGCAGCGCGGGCCGCAACTAGGGTCGCAGTAAGCTTCGCAGAGCGGGCCGCAGCGTGGGACGCAGTGCGGGACGCTCAAGCGGCAGAATTCCGCCGCAGGTTTGGTGCCGTCTTACGGAAAGCTGAGGTGGTGGAATGAGATCAAACAAAAAAATCTCAGCTCGTCGTCACATCCCGACATGGGTTGAGCGTTGCGATATACACACAGGCATCGTTAACGACTCAATGATACAGGCACGCATGCAGGAGGAGATTGACGACTTAAGGCGTGCTCTTGAGGTGGCTTTGCAAAAACTTGAATGCGTTAGCCAATGCGTGACCGACGACTATTTGAAGGGGATTTTATGAGTTGGAATGATCTCGAAATGAAAGTTATCAGGTGGGCAGAAGCACGCAAGATTATCCCTAACGCAACGCCAAGCAGTCAGCTTCTAAAGGCGGTTAGCGAGTTGGGCGAACTATGCGATGCCGAAGGCAAACGCGACCATGATGCTATCCAAGATGCTGTAGGCGATGTGCTGGTTTGCTTAATCAACTACTGCGCTTTACGAGATATCAGCATTGTCAAATGCTTGGCAGGAGCGTATGACCAAATCAAAGACCGAAAAGGCACGCTAATGCCAGACGGCACATTTGTGAAAGACGTTGAAAGATGATCAATTTGTTGATTGCCATATATGTCTTGGTTGCAATCGGAGGAATGCTGTCGATTGTTGTTTTTTCATCAAATCGCACATCCCCAGTCTGCCGAGGATCATGTGAGCAAGGAAGGCGTGCTTGTGATTGCATGACTAAACACAAAGACATCGCGTAATGCCATTGAAGATCATCGCAAAAATTGTTCTGCTTTTGTCCTCAATTGGAGTCGCTCAAAACTCGATGGCAGATGACATAACAGGGATAGACAAACTATCCCACTTTGCAACGTCTGCCACTATCTCAAGCATCACAACACGGACACATCCAGGGATTACAGGCATTGCAATTGCCATAGCCCCAGGAATCGCGAAAGAACTGTCCGACATGTCAGGGGCAGGTACCCCGTCGTTCAAAGACATGGCCGCAAATCTAGTCGGCGTATTAGTTGGCGCAACCATCCCGCCTAAATACATCATCACACCGATCGCTCCGAACGGAGCAATTGACGGCGTAAGCATTGCCTACGTGATAGATCTGTAATCTGTTGCGATACACCTGTTGACACACGACTGTATTTGTACTAATATTCTTACATTCATGAACAAAAAGGAGATCAACACATGAAAAACCAACCAAGCAACACCCTATCGATTCGCCTTCCGACATACCTCAAAAACGAGATAGGCAAGAAGGCTAAGTTAAACACTAGAACCTATGCAGGGCAGATTGTTTTCTACATCAAAAAAGGTCTTGAGTCCGATGGAGTTAACTTACATGAACTGGAAAAACTGGGATCACGTGATTAAAAACAAAAAAGGACACATTGTATTTTCTGGCAAGTACGAAGATTGTGTGTCGTTTTTTCTTGCAGGGTCAGGTGCCCGCTTTGGATGGAGTCTTTCTAAATATGTGCCGACTTTTTAAACCGTTTTTGATGTGTTGTGCGGCGTTATTAATTACTGCGTGCAGCAAAGATAACGACGATGACATTGAGATGGCTCGTTATTGTCAGATGGTCGAAATATGGACGTCTCAGGCAGAGCGCGGAATCGCTGAAGAGGATAGGCACGGATGGCCACCGTTTAACGGCCCATGCCCTATGTAACAAGTCAAAGGAGACAAAAATGATTGACGAAAATGATCGTTATGATTTTCAAGGGTTTTTAGAAGATGCGGCGCTTGATATACAAGCGGCTGTTATGGCCGACTATAAATCCAGCACTTACTCTGCCGAAGTTTCCGAGGCTACCGAGAGGATGCGCGCAATCCTGGAGCGTATGCGCATGCGAATCGACAATCAACCTACTCATTGAGAGGTGGTGCATATGGATACGGCGCAAGTTAAAAAACAGAAGTATCTGTCTGTTGATGAGACGGCTAAACAATTGTCAGTCAGCAAGGCGCACTTGGCGAACATGCGGAGCCTCAAAACAGGACCTAAATGGATGACGAAAAACGGCGAGATTGTTTATTTAGCGGATACGGTTGGTCTTTACGTAAGCAAGCAAAAAAGCATTTCGTTCTGGGCTAATTTAGAGCCAATTAAGCTCAACTGGAAAGCTCCACAAATTCAGAAATGATTATCAATGCGAGATAACGTAAATTTACCTGCGTGCAGCGCCAAACCCGGAGAAGTGTATTGGCGTGATCCTGCAAAACGAAGTCCTCCGGTTGGCCGAAAGTTGCTGCTACTGACTGATGGAGGTGTTGCGGTGATTGGGCTGTGGCACAAAGATGGCGGGTTTCAGGCGTGGAGCCCTTTACCAAAGAGAATCAAATAGATACTTTTAAACACGATAAATTAACTAAGGAAAAACAATGGAAGCGCAAGTGAACACA